CAGTATAAGCTAGTAGAGAAAATCCCCAGGCAAGAAAGTAAGCTAACCCTTGCGAGCCACCCTGTTGCTCAAATTCAAGGGTATTGAAAGTACAATCAACGGCAGACATCGTCATGATTGTTGAGTCATTTCTAACCCAATTGAAATCTTGATTAAAGCCGATGTTTACAAAGAAAGGGTTGCTATCTGTTCCGCCCTGACCGCCGCCGCCAGTAATCGTGTAATTGGCGTTAATTTCAATAAAATATTCGCAAAATAAGCTAACATCGGGAACCGCATTAATCGTTCCAGTATCCGTATTGCTATTTAAGGAGCCCGATAAGAAAAATACATATTGGTTGCCGGGACTAGAATCCGTAACTTGAGAAAACGCATAAGCAATAGTTTGCCAAGGAGAAACAATTGTTCCAGTGCCCGTTGAGTCACTACCATTGACAAAGTCGATATAGCGTTTATTTGGAATGCTAGCGAGTTTCGCAACTGCGGCGGCAGAGCCAGATACGGGACCTGCGGTAATGTCACCAGTAAGCTGATTGATTGCGTTTACAACGACAACGCCCTGAGCGCCATTGACAGATTGCACACCAGCAGCCGGAGTAGTAAGTTCCCACTGTGATCCGTTATAAATAACGAGATCGCCAATTTGGAAGTTATACATCGAGGCATTGTTGAGCCCTGCAATGGGTCCCGCGAAAGCCGCGCTAGTCCAGTAGACATATCCTTCAATGCTTGTGCCATCCGATAGTGTCGGGGTATTGGTCGTAGGATTCCACGCACCTTGATAGGCGAATATGTTAGCAGGAACTGTGCTAAGTGGGACCAGCGTCCCAACGAACGGGTCAAATATGTAGCTTATAGCCATTAAGCTACCCTCTTTCTAATAGCCTTAGTCTTGTAGTTCTCGGTTTTACTGTGGCACGAAACGCATAAAGTTCTACAATTATCAATATTGAACCGAAGTTCGGGATAATTGCACCACTCTTTGATATGGTCCATCTCTAATTTTCCACCGCGAACCGCGCATACCTGACAACTAAAGTTATCTCTTTTAAACACAGATTTTCTAAGTTGTTTATAGGCATCGCTACTTCTTAATCTTTTATTTTCTGTAGTTCTTCCATCTATATAATGGTTAGTTTCTTTCCCACGTTTGCCCAACTTATCCTTGCGCATTTTTATCTTAGAGGAGTCTTTTTTAGACGGATTATCGAATAAATTTCTATACTCACAAACCTTTTTATTACTAATAGAAGCTTTTCTTGTTTTATTTTTATGACCTTGGCCCAGTTTTAAACCTTCAAGGTTTGGTTTAATTTCCCCAAGTCTATAACCACAAGGTTTACATCTAGTCGGACTTATTCCAGATACTATAAGTTGAGCATTAGCGTATCCAACTATGCGTTCATTTTGACACTCGGAGCAAACAGCTACCCACTTAGACTGCCGTTTTCCGACAGCCCTGTCTATTTGATATAGAGTATGCTTTTTTTGTTCCCAAAGTTCAGATGATCGCATTATTGTTCCACGCTATTAGAGACGGTGATTAACCTATTGTTGCTATCGTAAGTTAGGGTTAAAGCGGCCACCAAAGTCCCACTTAAACCCCCAACGTAATAGTCTACAGTTCCCACTTGCCCAGATCCATTACCGCTTGCAATGTACGAAAGGGTAAGCGCATCATAAATCTGAGGAACCAGCTGAGCAATATTCTCAACTCGAACAGCGTTATAAATCGGATCAATTGCGGGAATTAAGCTTTGGTCTTCAACTCTAACGGCATCATTAAGTGGATCAAAACTATGATTGGCAATTTCGGTTTGGCTTAAATTAGAATAGTTGGGGTTCTTGGCCATGTTACGGTCCTTGTTTCTTTTTCGCAGCTAAAAGAGCCATTAAATTGGGCATCATTCCAGGAGCACCAGCACCCGGCATATTGACGCCTTGAGTAGGAAGACCTGGAGCCATAAGAGGCGCTGCCATTGGATTGGAAGTGTTAGGCATAGCTGGATTTGGATGCGGCATCTTGGGCATCGCAATTTTAGGCGCAGCCCCTGCTATACTGTGTGGGACAGCGCCAGCAAGTTTAGGATCTCCCATGGAGCCTTCCATAGTTCTGGTTGCCATTCTATTTTTTAGGATGTTGGTTAAGTTGCCAAATTGATTTGCCATAATTACTCGCTATTTCTTACTCTTTAGCCAGTCTTTTACCGACATTTTCTTCTTGGCTGCGCCTTGCATGGCTTTTTTTCCAAATTTCTCGTTCCCAATTTTAGCGGCAACGGCGTTGGCCCCTTCTTGGGAATAGCCACTCTTTTTCTTAATTGCGTTTGCTAACTTTTTAAATGCTGACACGGTTTTCTCTTTTCTGCATCTTGCAACAGCAAGTGCTATTGATAACTTTGCTTCACGTTTATCTGCCCGCCCGCGCCCGCGCCGCCTGCGCCAGAAGCCCCAGACCCACCTACACCCACTGTATAATAATAAGCGGTAGCGGGTGCTAAAATAAGCGCTTTTCCATATCCACCAGCACCGCCACCCGTACCAGCATTATTTGATATTATTCCACCAGTCCCGCCGCCGCCAGCCCCCGTGGCTGGAGTAGCCGCGTTACCTGTAGTATAAGAACCACTACCAGCGCCCCCGTAATAGCTGTTACCGCCGTCGCCGCCTTGATTGGCGGACGAACCTGCGCCCAGTACAAGTTCCCCTAAAAATCCAGAGCCCCCAGAAACGGCATCTTCTGTAATAAAACCAGTAATAACCGTTTGTCCCCCGGCACCGCCTACTTGTGTGGGTCCGTTGGTCCCACCACCACCGCCGGTCATAAGGATGTAGTTACCCGAGATACCGAAGAAACTGGGAGTACCAGCAGAACCCGTACTACCGGACCCATCAGCACCCCCCTGACCACCAGCACCAATACCCCACACTTCTAGATAAAGAGGAGAGGGGCTGCTCGGAGTAGTATAAGTAGCCAGAGCAGCGACTGCGGAAAACGCAATCGTACTTGGGCCGGTACCACTAGTTTTAGTTAAAGTACCGCTAGCTAAGGGTGCCCCAGCCACTACTGTAGCAACCAATAGGCTATCAGTTGTGGAAGAGCCAACAACTGTAAAAGTTACGCTGTTGTTAGTATAAGTGGCACCCGCGCTTACGCTTGAAGCGGGGATTGTAAAAACATATGCGGTTGCAGATCCATTAGAAATAAACCTTTGAATAGAAGGCGCGGTAAGCGTAATGGAAGGATTTCCCCAAGTCATGGCAGAAGAACCACCACCGGCAGAAAGTAAACTTTGCCCAACACTTCCAACCGTTGTAGGAAGATTGAAATTGTAGGTTCCAGAAGAAGCTTGTCCCTGAATCGTAATTGCACCGCTAGAGCTGCCTAAAACAACGAAGTCGGTAGCTTGAATTGCCCCGGTACCTGTTATCGTACCCGTAACACCCAAAGTTCCGCTCAAAACCTCGTTAACTCCATGAGCTGTACCTGTAAAAGTGGGAGAAGCAGAAAAAACAACGTTGCCAGTACCCGTGGTACCACTAACAGTAGTTCCATCAATAGCAGAAACAACCGTAGCGCCTTGAGTTCCAGTTACGTCTCCAACGAGACTGCCTGAGAAGTTAGTTGCCGTAGTTGCGGTTGTGGCATTACCAGACAAAGAAGCCGTAATAGTTCCGGCACTAAAGTTGCCAGAGCCATCGCGTGAAACAATTGTATTTGGGGTGTTCAAATTCGTCGCAGTAGTCGATGAATTTGCAATATTGGTTATGGTGTTAGACGCACCAGAAATAGTCTTATTTGTAAGCGTCTGAGTGCCATCAGTTGTAACAATAGTCCCAGAAGAAGATCCGGTACCTAGCGTATAAGTCGTATTTGTGGTAGCGTTTGTTGCAATTGTAGACGTAACACCAGTAGTTTCACCGGAGAGAAGGAAATTGAGCTTTTTAGAAGTATCGGTAGGGTCTACAAACTGGACATTGGATGCGTCTAGGTCCTTGTTTTGGAGCCTATTGGCACCTTCAGAGGCATGAACCTCCGTCACCACAGGTGACGTGCCACTTTGGGAGCTGACAGCATTAAAATAGGTCATCTTGCCATTAGTTGACAATACCTCGGTATCGCCCGTAGAAGCGCCATTAGAGCTAGCCTTAGGAACGAGATTGATGCCGTAAAAGAATCTTTTAAACGAAAAAGCCATTTGTTTCTCCTTAATTCATAGGCACGTATGGAAACAACATACGCCTAGCTGACGATTCTTACGAATACGTCGTTTTAATCCGCTACGCCGCGATTGGAAAAGTCCTCGCCCTAACAATCATAATAGCCGCAGTCCCTGTTGAAGTTGTGGTATATTGGAGCTGTCCACCACTAGTTATGGAGAACGTAACGCCTACGTCCGTACCCGACTGAGTGCGGTCCATAGTCCAATTGCCATTGGTATAAACTAGGTCTAAAGTGTCTAATTCCGTGGCAGCGCCCCGATTAATGGTCATTTCTACAATAGCGCCATAGATTAGGGAGCTATTAAAGACTAGGTTGGTTATGGTTGTAGGGACGGCGATATTATCAGCAAGAGTAGCAGTTGTCAGAGGGATATCAGTAGGAGGAACAAGGCCGTTAACATAGGCCGCTAATGCCACGAACGCGTCGCTAGCATCACTGCCCCATCCGGGCAGATCCCCCGGTTCTGGGTAGTTGAAAATTTGGCCATTTATTATAATGGGTATGCTCATTACAATTTTTCCGACTTCTTAATATACTCAATTGCTTTTAAAAGAAATTCTATGCCAGAATCACACTTAAAATTACCAAGTCCCCAATTACAACTATCACACAAAAGTCCCCGAATTCTTCCAGTAACGTGGTTATGATCTACAGCAAAGTCCTTTTTATTCTCTAATCTTGGCTTTTCACAAAGAGCGCACTTATCGCCCTGATTTTTTAAAATTTCTTTATACTCCAATAGACTAATGCCGTACTTGTATTTAAGCTTCCAGTGTCTGTTGTATTCTGGATCTTTTCTTTTCTGTCTTTGTAGTCGATTTCTACATTTTGCCGCACAAGTCTTACATCCGGACCAATAGAAGTTTGGGCCTCGCTTGCTTTTATAAAAGTTGGTCAGTGGTTGATCTTCTCCTTTAAAATCACAACCTTGGGAAGTACAAGTGGCGGTTATGCCGTTTTTTGATACTTTTAAAAGCCCCATTAGAACAAAACCTCTTCCACTCTTATCTGTTAAATAGCAACAAGGCAACTAGAACAATTATACCAAAGGCTTGTAACCCATTAATAACTAAGGATAATTTAAGTTGCTTACGTAACTTAGCCGAGGGGGGTATTTGGGTCTTTAAAGAGGGCAATCCGTGGCTTATATTTCTAAGTCTAGCCATTAAGAACCCGTTGCCGCTGTGAAGTTGGTGCCGTCATAAGTAGACCCCGTTTGCACAGGAGAGCCATCCGTACAAGTAGGACTGGCAACATAATTGGTTACAGTAACCATAATCCACGTATAGGCAGGATCAAAAACATCAGTTGTTAGCATCATTTGCATATTAACAACCACACCACCTTGAATTTTAGCATAAATATTTGGCATTAGTTATCCCACAAAATATGAATGGCTCCTGCGGAACCTGCACCAGCTATACCGTTACCTGGGCCAGCCCCAGCACCGCCACCGCCATAGCCAGTACCCCCTAGGCCGTCGTCTCCAATGAAAGCCACATTGCCCACGCCGCCTAAACCCCAGCCCATACCACTACTTCCACCCGGCGCAGATGGGGTTTGCGTTCCAGCAACTTTGTTGCCAGCCCCATTTTGTCCAGTGATATTTATAGTGCAATTAGTAGAAGCGCCACCAGCACCACCTACATAGGTTGACACGGTGTCTGGTCCACCCGCACCGCCAGCTGCGGTATAAGTTGTAGCCCCAATTGTTAGAGAAGTTGTGCCTCCAGCAGCCCCGGGCGTAGCAGATGGGGTGTAAGTGCCCCCCTGACCACCAGCCCCGATAGCGATTGTATAGGTTGTATTAGGAGTTAGGCCATTAATATATAAAATGCCAACCCCCGCCCCACCGCCTCCGCAACCGAAAGCAGTAGCTGTAGCTATACCACCGCCCCCGCCCCCTCCTCCTATTAACGTAAAAGTAAATAGCGTATTAGGAGATATCACAGCTGGAGTTGTATAGGTTGTGCCGGAAGTTAGAAATGCGAAGCCCTTGGTTACAGAGCCATTCCAAATACCAGCAGTAACTGTGCCGACATTACTATTTCCGTTAACTTGAAGTTTTTGTGTGCCGCTATCAGTTGTAGTGCCAATTAATAAATCACCCGAAGGGGAAATACGCATAGCCTCCGTAGATGCTATAGAACCTGTTCCCGTAACAGAAAATGAAATGTAGGTGGGCATTGATGTATCGGTAAAATTGCCACCAGCATCAATAGCGATAGATCCCGTTGATGTAGCAGGAAATCCCGTGGTACCATACCCCTGTCCGCTTATGAAATCAAGAGTGTCCCCCGTTTGTGCCGCAGTAGGAGAAGTTGCGGTTCCTCTAGCAAATCTTCCACGAAAACCGACAAAAGAACTAGTTCCATAGCCGGTAAGTTCAATACGTTTAGTAGCACCTGTTAGATTGATTGCTTCTAGAAATGTATTGGAATTAGGAGTGTTTGTGCCGATTCCAAGGCTTTGATTAGCGTCATTCCAGAAGAAATTAGCATTGTCTTGAGTTAGGGAAGTTCCATTAGAGTATATGATAGAACCCGCAGTATAAGACGTTGAGTTATTAGTGCCGCCGCCAGAAAAGGGGAGGCCCGTAGCGTTAGTTAGTGTTAAAGCGGGCGCATTAGAGAATACAACATTGCCCGTGCCCGTGGTGCCAACAACCGTATTGCCGTCAATCTTGCTTACAAGCGTGGCACTTTCCGTACCAGTTACATCGCCAGCCAAGGACCCAGTAAAAGTAGCGGCGCTGCCGGACACATTCCCAGATACGTTGCCAGTTAGTGATGCAGTAATAGTGCCAGCAGAGAAGTTTCCACTTGCATCGCGTTTAACTATGGTTGAGGGAGTATCTGCGCTAGTTGCGGCCTGTGTTGCAAGCGCCGCATTATCGAATGTAATCCAATCAACATCAGACAAGTAGCCGTTTTCAAGTGCGGTTGCTTGTTGAATTGAAATTACAGGGTTGACGCCGCCAGTGCTACTTAGCGGAGATGTAGCAGTAACGGACATAACTCCTCCTACGATATTGACATTAAGACTTCCGTCTGGATTAATTGTTAAAAAGGTACCAGTTGAGTTGGAAACGGACACAGAACCGGAGATGTGCCAAGGAGTTGAGCCTTGGTTGACCGTTATAGGGTCGTTATTAACTGTATTGACATTGAGTGCCCCATTAGTTACGGTAGCTAGATTACCAGAGGCATCCCCAATAGTTATGTTGTCATCTATGCTATTGATGCTAACTTCAACATCCCCAATAACAGCAGTAACTTCAGCATTAACGTTTAGGGCGTGGTCAGCTGGGACATGTACGTCTTGTAGAATCTGCTGCTGACTTTGTTGGCTTGGTACCATATACCTTATCTGTTAATTCTTAAACGTTTCTATTGACTTTCTCATAAAGACGTGGTACTATAGTGTAATGATTGCGCTTCTTTTACTTATGGGTATTGCTGTTGTACTGTGGATGCTGTTCGAATCGAAGCCCCAGGCTAAAGAGTATTGTAAATTGCACACTTGGTCACTCAACGGCCAAAATGGAAAGACCTTTTGTACTGTATGTCACTTTGTAATCGGAGGATCTAATGAATAAGCTTATGTATGTTCTTGTTTTAATTGCACTTTTGGGCCTTTCAGCTTGTCCCAATGCTAAGCATGACCCAAGCCAAGACGGCGTTAACTATTTCCGCAATGGAACGATTAATAAGGGCAATAAATTTTAAATTTGGTGCTTTAATGAATATTGTAGCAATAAGCGACACCCATTGCCGTTTGCGTAAGATTGAGGTTCCCGATGGGGACCTATTAATCCATGCCGGAGACCTAACCTTCCAAGGCAATATTCAAGAGATTGGGCAAGAACTGAGAGAACTTGGGCGCATTGCTAAACGCTTTAAATATGGTTGTGTATTTATTTGCGGCAATCATGATTGGCTAGGAGAGCGTAATCCTGCTCTTATGAAGCAAATGGCCATTGATAATGGACTTACTTACCTGGACCACTCTTCGGTTCAAATCGAGGGATTGAATATTTTCGGGTCGCCATATACCCCCGAATTCCACAATTGGGCCTTTAATGTTGACCGAGCTGCGCTAAAGCCTTATTGGGACGTTATACCAGATGATACTAATATATTGATTACACACGGCGGTCCTATGGGAACATTAGATGAAGTTGAAATGGAACATGTTGGGTGTTACGACTTAAAAAATAGAATAAAAGAACTAAGGCAGTTAAAACTTCACATATTTGGTCATATTCATGGTAGTTATGGTCATATTAAAGTCGGAGATGTAAACTTTATTAATGCCTCAATTTGTACAGAACAATACGCACCAGTTAATGAACCTTTGATTATTGAAATAGGAGAATAAGTGGCAAAATTTAGAAAGAAACCTGTAATTGTAGACGCTGTTCAGTGGAAACGCAATGATTTCCCAATGGGAGACTACTGGCAAGGCACCGATTCAACTGGAGTAGAATGGACTGTTATGGAAAAGCGCATTAGGACGCTAGAGGGCTTTATGCGCGTTAGTGATGGCAACTGGGTAGTGACGGGTATTATGGGCGAAAAATATCCAGTACAAAATGATATCTTTTTAGCTACTTATGACCGGGTAGAAGATGACTTTAACGGAGCTTGAATATGCCGTTTAAAAGTGCTAGCCAGAGACGTAAGTTTGGAGAACTTGTAAAGCAGGGTAAACTTAGTCAAAATGTATTCGATGAATGGAACTCAGCAACTGGGGATAAGAAGCTTCCAGAGCGACTACCGGCAAAAGCTGCTCCAAAGAAGACAAAGAGACCTTCGCCACCAAAGCCAGTTAGACCGAAGTGGCAAAAATGATCTTGAAGCTAAAGTCCCTAATCTATCGAGCGGGAGGACCCTATTTAGCCGATAAAGAAGAGCTAGAGTATATCACTTCTGAAGCGGCTTGTAATAGGATAGAAGAGGCATTGGCCGATCCAGTCAACGATATGTCTCTTCATGACCTCCAAGGACTAATAATTGGTTTGTGGCAGTGCGAGCACAAATTTTATAGGAGAATGAAATTTTGACACTTTTAGCTATGACTTTAGGGCACGTATGTATGGCTATTACATTAGAAAATGTTAGCCCAGAACCGTGGAATGCCTACGACTTCGATAGGATGAACTATTCGGTTAGGCGATGTGGAGAACTCTATCCTGATGCCCCGTGCCTTCGTTTATGGCGTAAATACGAGCATCAGCAATATACAGCTATCTGCGGAGCCGAACGAGGCGCTAAGCTCAAGTGAATACCGTAATGTTCTCTCTTTGCTGGATTCCTGACGAAGGACGCCTAATCCGTCATCAGAAGTGGTTAAGCCACCATCTAGCATTGAAAGCACAGTTGGGCTTTGATAAGATTGTATTTACTGACAACGCCTCTGACTTTGCTTATTTGCGCCAGATAGAACACCCAGACCTAGAGATTAAACGGTTTCCTGAGTTTATTGGCCGCACTGGTATACACGAATATCCTTATTGTTGGAGGGGCCTTTCCTGGGTTAAGGATCATCTGGTGGCCAATCCTTCTGTCGATAAGATTATATTCCTAGACACCGACTTCTACGTCCTAACTCCCAAGCTGGCTGATTACATTAAAGGCCTTAATACCGGCTGGACCAGTTTTAGATGCAAGAAATATGGATTCCCAGAAGCAGCAATGCACGTGTTGTGTAGGGATTCATTCAATTTATTGAAGGATATCCCGATACCAAGCTACACTCATTACAATGGTCGCAATATGGAAGATATTCTACGGTTTACTAAGATTAACGAACCACATCTGTTTAAAGGCGACCGCTATGGAGAAGGTAGAGAACAGCAAACGGCGGACATGGACTATTATGGGCAATGGGACCACACTTGTCCGACTATGGTTTTTGACATGAAAGGTAAGGCATGAATTGGCGCGATCCAAAGAAACAGTTACCGGAAAATAATCAGCTGGTTTGGATTATGCTTGAGCCGCACAAACGGCGCGGCGGACTCTTAGAAAGTGCCCCTTCTATTGAGATTGTGTGTGGATGGGCCAATACTTGTAACTCACGAGCGCGACTAGTTTGTAGAATAGAAAATATGGATGAACTGGGATCAGGGGGGATTGGTTGGTTTTTGGGGGAGCTTCCAAACGATTTCGGATACAATGAGTCTTATGGCATTGCTTGGCTTCCAGTAGAAGAAATGCCTTTTCCTAGCTGGTTGAAATAAAAAGGGCCGCTAAGCATCGCCTAGCAGCCCCTTTAATTTTTATTGTCTAACTACTGATTAGGTACCATTCACGATTTGCGTAATCATAACATTGACAGCGGGCTTGGCACAGAAGAGGGCTTGGTCAGAATAGGCGCGAAGTTCATATCCCGCACTATTTTCCAAGTCCCTGAAGAACTCATCTCCCTTACCAGGGCGTTTGAAGGTAACGTCGGTTGACCCGATGCGGCTCCATTCGTCCATAGCAAGAACATAAGCATAGCCTTCTTTTACATAGATAGAAGGTTCGATCGTAATCTTGCCGTTCTGTCCGTAGTATTCGATGGCCTTGCTGCCTGTTTCGGTCGTTCCATCTGAATAGCTGGAATCATACCGACGTAGAGCAGCTTCGTCGCCCATCAAGTCCGCCCACGTCTTCGGATTAACGAAGCAATGAACGTCCGTATCTAGGCCCTTACCAACTGCAACCGCGATAGCGTGTTGTACTTTGGTGAAGGAGAGCTGTGCAGATCCGGCAGAGTAGATGTTACCTTGCCAGAGATTATACGAAGCAGCGGAGATGTTGAACAACGTCCCCGTGTTTTGCATAATAGCCTGAACGCCAGCGAATTCGTTGCCGTAAGCGCCTTTGTGCCAGATTACGTCCGTAGCAATCGTGCCAGCAGGGAGCTGGTCAAGAGTGATGGTATAGCCATCAATATTAACCTGAACCACCGTAGCAAGACCGCGACTAACCGTTCCCGCAGCGTTTCTGATTTCGATTGGCATCTGTTCAGCGCCAGCCCAAATACCAGCAGCGAATTCTGCCGTTACTAGGGTGATCGTTGCACCAGCCGTCGAACCAACGACTCCATAACCAACTTGGCCATAGAGCATTTCAATCTCAAGCTTTTTAGCAAGAGAGCGAATCATGTTAGCAACGAGATACTTGGTAGCATTCTCGAACGCCTGTTCTCCGCCCTGCGCAGCACGAGAAGCTGAGGTATAGCCGAGGACTGACCGAAGCACAACGGGGTTACCGCGTACTTGAGCGTCCTTCAACTGTCCAGCAACTGGAGCATTGAGGTTGAAAGCGTCGTCATCGCTAGAAGCGAAGGTAACGCCGTGTTCGAGTCCCAAGATCACGGGTTGGTGATAGAGGTTACCGAGCATCTTTTCTTTTCCAGAAAAAGGGATTTCATTCATTAACTTAACGCCATCTGGAATCAGATTTTCGATCTGTTTGGCGTATCTTTCCTTGAACATACCATTTAAGGTATCAAGGGTATTTGCACTAGGTTGTGACATACTTTATTTAGTCCTTTCTAAGACTGTTCTATTTAATTATTACTGAACGACGTGATAATCCGCGATGATTACGCCCGTGAGAGTCGTAGTCGCGAGATTGACGCCGGTACCAACTGTAAACGCGATATTCTCACCTTCCGTCAGAGGAGCCGGAGGAGGATAAATACCTGGAACGGGTTCCGTTGAAATCGTAATACCCGTTGAATTATTACCATTGAGAGTGAGTGTATACCCGCCCGCACTGTTAATATTGTCTACAGCTATCTTGAAAAGCTGATCAACTCCCGTATCCCGTCCACCGAGACCGTAAAGAAGAACCCCGAAGGTTCCACTTGAGTCAGCAGCAGCTGGAGAGAAGTTGCAGTTTGGATCAAGGGCCGCCGCAGTAGCAGTATTGCCCTGCGTGCTAAGATATGCTACAGATGGAAGTCCGGTTGAAGTAACCTTGTTCGCAGGAGTAGCACTTGCAGTAATCGAAAACGGAACACAAAGCCTGCGAGATTTTAGCTCCCAGTCATTAAGTTGCGAATTGGCATTATTACCTGATTGTGCCATATTTGTTTACCTTTATATTTAGCCTTTGCCTCATGACAAAGACCTTGTTAACTAATCATCCTTTATACGCGTATTTCGGATATTGTTTATCTAAAGGGTATAAACGGTCCAAAATTAAGATGTTGCAAGGAAAGACAACAACATCCCAAACTTACTGAACTAGCAGATAGTCAGCCGTGACAGTTCCTGATAGATTGGTTGTAGACAGGTTGACACCCGTAATAACCGTAAAAGCAATATTCTCTCCTGAAGCCAGAGGGGCATTAGGAGGATAGACGCCCGGCATAATCGTAGAGACCGTAATCCCTGAAGAAGCCTGTCCATCTAGAACAATAACCCAAGGAGCAGACCCACCAGAAAGAGCAAGTTGCATCGTTGTAGCCGCGCTAATAGTTACAGCACCCGTTAGAGCCAAGAGCTGACCATTGCTTGCGCCACCATCTACCGTGATAGAAGATTGGGCAATTAGAGTTCCTTCAAAAGTTCCCGTACCGCTAACATTTAGCGTGGCACTTGAACCGACAGCAAAATACAAATTGGCAGCCGTAGCTCCACCCGTAAATGCAATCGTGGGAGTTCCACCAGCGCCTGTGGTTAGAGTTGAGGCCGTCTGGATTACATATACACCAGCGCCGTTAAGCGTTAATGTCCCGTTGCCAGAAGCAGCAAGAGAAGCAGCGCCAGAAGTGAACTTATAAACGCCGGGGGTTAAGGTCTGACCATCAAGAGCAGAAGGGATTACCGTAGCTGACCGGGTAGAAAGATCCGTATATGCGGCAGTAGCGGCGATTTGAGCATTAGCTGCTGCACCATTGGCCACATTCTCCGTGCCGTTAATTACGCCAGGTGGGAAACCCGTTACAGAGGTACCAGGATATAGACCAACGTTTCCAGTAATAACAGTTGATCCCGTATTGGTAATCGTAGATCCAGCTAGAACGGCATACGTTGAAGCAGACCCTAAATTGGGGCTACCAGCAGGAGCAGCGGGGCTAACAATAGGTCCCGCCGTAATCCTAAATAGCTGAGCAACGCCTTCGTCGCGTCCGCCGAGGCCATAAAGAAGAACACCAAAGGTTCCAGTAGAATCATTGGCCGCAGGAGAAAAATTACAATTTGGGTCAAGAGCTTGGGCAGTTGCAGTTTGGCCTTGAAGAGAGAGGGTCATTACTGAAGGAGTTCCAACAAGGGAAGTCTTCAGGGAAGGAGTAGCATTAGCCGTAATGCTGAAAGGCATATCAAGACGGCGGCTTTTTAGCTGCCAGTCGTTTAACTGCATGTTATCGTTATTACCTGATTGTGCCATATTTGATCCTTTAGTAAACAGCGATTTGACCTCCGTCAAACGCCGCCTATTTGTGTTTTGTTGCTTTATTTGTTGAAGCAACGTTTAAAAACTTTTTAGAGCCCTTGCCCCTACTCAACTATCTGTTAAAATTGAGTTGACTTCCCCACTTTTTTATGGTATGAGAAGCCAACCCCATGAAACTATTAGTCTTTAAATTAGCCCCTAAGCTTGAAGAATTCCTTCATGGTCATCTTCTTAGGCGGCTCTTTCTTATCAGGAGCAGAACTTCTGCCCGTATCTTGAACTGGAGCAGCCTTAACTAGTTGCTTCTGAGTTTCCGTTAACCGCTTAGACTTCATGCCCTTAATGCGATCTTTGCCTAAGAATTGCTCTACAAGCTCGTCTGGAGCAGCTTTGAACATCTCCCTGATATCACTCTCAATTTCGTTCTTAACAAGAGGAGAAATGTCCGTTGTGGAAATGTCAATTCCATTTTCCAGAGCGGCGAGCATAAAGTCAGCATAACGTTTAATAACATAAGGGCTTTCTGGCAAACCAGCACCCTTAATGGCGTTTTTAATGCTATTGTCAATCTCATAAGCAGCTTTTTGCTGTTCATTGGCCAAGCGCTCTTGAGTGCGCTCTTGTTCAAGCTTAGTCTTTTCTGCACGAAGCTGCTCAAGTTCTTTACTGGCCTTTTCATTAGCTTTTTGTTCTGGAGATTTCTTTTCTTCCGCAACCTGCTTTTCTAAAAAGCCAACAAGTTGTTTCTTTACATCAATGCCTAAACGAGGATCGGATAGAACTGCAAAGGGATCTTTCTGCAATTGAGCAATAAATTCATTAACTTGCTTCTCTAAGTCAGCTTTTTCTTGGGACTTTTTGTGGCCCATCTTCCCAAGCTGCGCAAGCTTAATAACTTCTTCTTCACTTAGCTCTTCTTCTTTACCTTCAAACTTAAGCTTGAGCTTCCTAATTTCAGCAGCAGCTTTGGTAGCAGCTGGTGCAGCAGGAGGCGCTGCGGCGGCAGAAGCGGGAATTGCTGTTGCATCGGGGGCGGGGGTAGTAGAAGCATCGATTGCAGCTGGCGCTGCGGTATTGGTATCACTCATAAACGTTTCCTTTCAGGTAAGCGTTGTTTAGTCGTCCATACCCGCGTCTTTTAACGCTTGCAGGATAGACATTAGTTTTTTATAATCAAGCTCTTTTGTATCGGTACGAGCAAGCGCATGAATCAGAGCTTCGATATTCACACCTTGCTTATCTTTAGTTGGGAAACTTTTGCTATCATTAGGGGGCCTGTCACCCTTCCAATTGAATGGCTCAGCTTTCTGTGGCTGCGCTGCTGTAGGAACAACAGGATCTTCGGCTTCGTGCCCCGTTCCTTTCCCCGCCAGCATTGTTTTGAAAGTTTCTAAGAAGTCCATATTAAGATTGAAGATTATCTGCTGGATTAATGGGTAGTCCTAGCGGATTTTTTGGTAAATTCGGTAAACTGACACCGTTTTCAATCCCAGGACCCGTTACCCGCGAGGAGCCATTGGGCAGCACAAATTGGTTGGCCGGAGCCATCCCAGAAGGGGACGTTCCAGGACCGCCTTGCGGACCCTGACCCGGCTGCTGGGGATGGCCATGATGACCCCCACCAGGATGCCCAGGATGGCCTCCATGAGGATTATGCGGCCCTTGAGGACCCTGAGGCGGCATTGGAGCTGGGGGAGAAGGAGGACCCGCATTAGGAGGAGGTCCCATCGGTCCCGGCATTGGTCCGGGAGCGCCCATTTGAGGCCCTTGTGGAGGTCCAGGAGGAGGCCCGGGAGGGGCCGGGGGGGCTGGAGGAGGGGGGGGCTGAATCGGCTGCTGACCCAAAAGCATAAGCATATTGGGATTGGCTTCTTGAAGCATTGTGAAATGCTCTTGAATGTGGTCCCCAACCAACTTCGTTAGCTGTGGGTCCATTCTCAAATCAGGATCAGAGAGTAATTCTCTGTGCTCTAGAATATGCTGTTTGTGCTCATCGGTGAATAAGCAAGCGACGGGCTCTTTATCCATCATGCGTTCATTCTCTTGCCGGATTAACATATTCTGCTTCTGATCGCTCTCAAACATAAGTTCAATTTGGCCAGTATTCATAACCATGAGATACTCTTGAGGAGTTTTAATAGCTCCCATTTGGAGTAAGTCACGAGCCATTTCAACTCGACCTGCGGTAGTGCGTGACAGCGGATTGGCAATGCTCACCTGAACTCTGGCAATATTGCTAATGTCCTTATTAGAGAACTCCCTAACATAAGAGCGTTTTGACTTGCCGCTAATCATCGTAATGGCGCGTTCAGTTGTAGCAAAGTCCTGAAGCATCTTAATAAGTCCTGTGCCCACATTTTCGCAAAGCCTTACATAACTATTCTGAAGTCCACTAATAAACTGAATAGCCATGGATTGAACCATTGCAAGAGATGTGCCAGATTTAAGAGAAGCTTCTGGATTGCCTCTAGTGACGCTATTAATGCCGGAAAGGGTTTCCATGTCCTTAACAAGCCTATCAAGGAAATTATAGGTCTCGCCGCTTGACGCGGTTAACTGCATCGGTTCTGGCTTTCCAATATTGGCATTATAGTCAATGAAATTCATGCCGCCCATTTGTTGAAGGCTAACATCGTTGCCTCTAGGATTTAGGATGCTTTGAACCGCAAAGGCGTTGTTATTAGTTGCGACAGCACTATAAAGCACGTTCAGAATTTCCTGAAGAGGAATTAAGTCGAACATAATGGTGTAGCCATACGGAGTGCCCATAATGTCAGAAGGAGATACACGATAGACGGGCATTTGTCTATAAGGCATATCCATATCCATAAATACGGTATCGCCAGTACAAAAGATCATATAGCGGCCATTAGGCACCGCTTCTGTACGCCTATGATAGAACTCAAACAGGCTTACATCGTCAGTTTTGTCATAAGAAGCATTCATAAACCGATAGTTTTCCTGATCGGTTTTATCTCTAATAGCTAAAATTTCACTCTCAAATTGCGGATACTTTGCAATTAGATCATATTTATTCTTAAAGGTGCGGGTCAAAATCCAGTCGTTTTCGTCGGAAGTCTCTTTGGAACCGTCTACAACAACATCGAAAGGACTTAGATTCTGGATGATTACGTCCCCTTCGTACATGGGATTGCCTTCTTCATCGTAGTCATAAATCTCACCGGCCATTGCATCCCAACCAAGCTTGATGTAGCCACTTCCAAGAACAATAGCGTATTCAACGGCGCGCTTTAGCTTATCTTCTAACTTCTTTTCGCGAAGATAGTAGTCCAATACACCGTCAGCGACAAGCGTCTGTGCTAGGGACTTATAGTCCGTATTAACCGCACGAGCTTCATAGGCTGGACGGCTAGAGGTCGTCATCTCAAGCATGTGAGAAGCAATGTTTCGAAAGTGATTGACTGGGAGGTGGAGGAATTCTTCTTGTTCCCCCGTAAAGGTAATTTCATGACCGGCGCTAATATCGCCTAAGTTAGCTCCATAATAAGCTGCCCAACAACGCCTAACCTTCTCTAGATAGCGATTGCGCTCAATGATGTTATTCCAATCATTAATCTTCTTTTCCAGAATCTCGGCAGTATCTAAGCTACTCTTATTAGCAAAATAAGTAGTTTCATCAGTATCTTGTTGCTGTAGTGCCATATAGTTTCCTTTAGCGCTTTCTTATTTTAAATAGCTTTAGAAGAGCAGGTTCTTTTTTGTTTTGGTATTCTTTGGTATAGTGCCATTCAGACTCAGATCCATACTGATGGCCATAAGGATAGGGGTTCTTGCTAATCTGCACGTTCCTACATAAGTAGCAAAGAGCGTCTACACCATCATAATGTCCGGCATCAGGAGAACGGGTATAAGTCTTGCGGCTTTTGGTCCAGGTTGCATTTTGGAGATGTAAAATTAGGTTCTTGCAACGCGGATTGATTATAACTTGGCCGCTCTTAATCATAACCCGCATATTATTTAAGGCAGCGTCTTTGTCATCTTTTTCCGTAGCTTGGAACAAAAGCTTATGAGTTTGTTGCAAATCATTTATCAGAATCTTATTGTTATCGCTAACACGCATATAAGGAGGCTTTGGCTCATTTGTGTATTGATCTTTCCACAAATTGGCCTCTTTGAACTTAATGGCCGTCGCAAGAACGTCCGTAGTCATTCTTTGACCATTCATAACAAGCTCATCTTCAATTATGAGTTTATTTTTCTTAAAGTCCCAATAGGAGAATATAACGAAGGTTAGGTCATCAAAACCAATATCCATGGACACATAGCAATCCATGAACTTAGGACGTTCCCAATCTTTTACGCAGTCTTTGCGACATTGCTCATCGAACTCGGGAACAACCTGGAAGTTGCTGTCGGTTATAAACTCGCAAAGGAATTCGCGCCTAAACTCAACGCTATTGCGTCCGCCGTATTCAGCGGCCATGTCATCAACCTGCTGCTTTGTATAACGAGGGCAATCGTCGATGGTAAAGAGAACTAAATCGCCCCTAAAGCGAGCTTCTTTAACATAGTGCTCGGCAAAATCATGATCGGCTGCGCGTGGGGGCGTGGAAGAAAGAATAATGCGACCATTTGTTGACAGTGTCGTAGGAAGCAGAACACTACGAACAATATACTCAAGCTCAGTTACGAATCCGGCTTCATCGATTATGCACAGGTCGGCCTTACCGCCGCGCATAGACTCATATTGCTGATTGTCGCATCCAGCAATTTGTATTTCACTGCCGTTCTTGAATTTGAATATGCTATCATCTTTGCGATAGACAGGAAGAAGGTCGTCAGGACAGTCCATTAGGATTTCCTGGAACAAGGGGCGTAGTATTGTACGCACCTGCTTTTGTTCGGGAGCTAGATACTTGACAATAGCATTTGGCTTGCGTAGGCAAGTTTGGATTGCTATAATAGCTAAATCGTAGGACTTTCCAAGACGCCTAGAGCATACCCAAGTGCTAATCTTATGAGGACTGGCGGTATAAGCCTCATACATCTTGAGTTGGGTTGAGTCCAACTTCCAAGTGATGTTGGCACGACGCCAGAGAGCGTTAGAGGCTTCGGATTTTGAGAATGAGGGGGAGTTTTGTTGCTTAATGATTACGGACATTCTTGTTCCTTAATCACCCGGATAAGATCGATATCTGGAACTTTGTCGGATATAGCGCCAATATTGCTAACAATTTCGGTAGCTTGTCCTTTAGTCAGATAGAGATTTTTCACAAGTAAATCAAGTCGTTTTGTCTCTTCAAGGGATAATTCGCTTTGCATTCCCTTATCATAAAGCTTTTTAATCTGGAGTTCGCAAATAAGCTGCTCAATGGGAATAGGCGCTAGTTTGTGGGTTGACGAGGTTAGAAGTTCTTCTAAGTGGTTAACTTTATTGGTTAAATCTTGGTTTAGAGCTTCGCTCTTTTGTAGGGCATGAAATAACCCTTCGGCGTACAAGCGCCATTCGGACATGTCCTTTAACTCGTTGATATCAATGACATTACTCATTATTTTTTAGCGTATAAGCTGCCCAACGTCAGTTGGCTAACCTTACCCTTTAATTTCTCAATATCTTCGCTGAGTTGGCCATTAATATTAGGCTGCTGTTTTTGTTTGAGAAAACTTTCAAACGAAAAGAAAGCTAAGAAACAAAGGACAATTAAGGCCGATGAAATGTTAGCTCCTAAAACAATAGACCGTAACATAAGTAATGAAAATAACAAGTATTTTCCGTTTTCTTTCAGAAAAGTAAGGATTGGCGTGATGAGCTTCATATTTATATTGTCGTAAAAACGACTGTCTCCTTTGCCGCTTTTGCCTTTCTATACTTATCTGTTAAAAAGGTTGACTTCTCATAAAATATTTGCTATTATACTCTCATGCGTTGTGAAACAAGAGAACAGTTAGAAGCGACCTATGGAGTACCGATCGGATGTAATTGGGGAGGGGAGTCAAAATTTATGGTTATGTATACTCTCCCAGCCACAATTTTCAACTGGGTCAATACAGCAAGTGGCAAGCCTCTCAAGCGTATGTATGTCAACAAGGACATGATTCCGGCACTCGACCAAGCACTAGACAACATTTTTAAGCGCGGCCTCATTGACCAGCTTAAAACTTTTGATGGCTGCTTTATGGTTCGCTCTGTACGAGGAGACCCAAGCGTTTGGTCTATTCATTCCTACGGTTTAGCTATTGATCTTAATGCTGCAACTAATGTTTTGGGACAAGAGCCTACCCTATCTCCTGAGCTTGTACAAGCCTTTAAAGATGCTGGCTTTAGTTGGGGCGGAGATTTTACGCGTAAAGATGGAATGCACATGCAATACGCGAATCCTCTTTGTTAATAATGACTTACAATGGCACACAATCCTACGACTTTCGGATCAGAAATGACTATCTCAATGATAGACATCTTAAAGCCTATGCTCGCAAACGCAATCTATCCTATTTTGGTTGCATTGCGTTATTTGGAGATGATCAGCTTTATGAAGTTTACCGCGAAAAGGTCGGAGGGTTCTTTATCCTAATCCACGCTTATACCCGTAAAGTTACGGCAATGCATCCTGATGGACTTAAGGAGCAACGCTTTCGTACAGGGGCACAATGCCTAGCCTGTAAATCCATTGTCTACTCGTCCCATAAGCGCCACCTTCAAAAATGCCGCTGCAACAATGTTGTAGTAGACGGCGGCCAAGAAATGCTTCGTATTAGTAACGAGCATGAAGACAGTTATCGAATTGTAACTGTTGATATGTTATCAAGGAGAATTGTATGAAATGTACTTGTGGAGCTTCTACCGTAGGAGGAGGGCACAGTTCGTGGTGTGATACTACGATTGAAATTCCTCAATTAGAACTAGCTAGGCAAGACGATGATGGCCAGAACTATTTCTTTAATTACTCAGGTGCACTTATACCTCTACCGCCGAATAATCCATTCGCGCCCCAACCCTCGCCCCCACAGGCTCACCCAGCCCCCTCTCCCGCATATTATAAGCAGTATAATCTACGCCTACATAATGTCAACAACCCAGCTAAATATGTAGAAGAGGAACTACTAACGGATATGGCACAAATTCCCTTTATGGAAACTGAGATTGATGCTTGGAAAAAGAAATTCCCTTTTAGTTCTTGTCTAGTTAACGGTAAGGAACATGTTAATTTTATTACGCTTACGTTCGAAGAAGTATGAATCTAAAACCAATTTACGATTATTTCGACTACGAAGATAACTACCATCCCAATTATATGGCCGAAATGAGCGAAGCACAATCTCTTGTTGACTATTTGATTGGAAAGGGTTATACTTACAAACAGAAAGACGATAAGGCTATTTTTAAAAAGGGCCGTAAGACAATAGTCGGAGTAGGCGAAACAGAGAGCGAAGCGATTACAAGAGCCTTCCTAAACTATCTAAGGAGCTTTGAATGAAGATTGGCGATAAAGTAGAAAAGATTTCTGACCGGCATGATCAAGCCTACGCAAATAAGAGAAACGATCCCGCTTTTAGGAAAGGATGTATTCTTACTATTAAGCGCATTGTACGTCTTCCTTCGGGCAACCAATACTTAGAATTTGAAGAAAACGATCATAGCTCCCCTTTGGAAGACTTTAAGGCGGTTACGTGAGACAAGTAGAAAAGTATTACAGTTTCTTTATTCCAGCTCTAAACAAGGCCCATCCCTTTAAACGCGTTAACCAAGTGCTCACCGTAAAGCTCCGAGACGAAGAAGTTATGGAACTTGGCAGCGACAACCTTCATGTGGTATTTCCTAAGGAGTACGAGGTTATTAATGTTCGCTCAGCACCTATGAAGACAGAATCAGCTTGGCTTATAAGCGCAACCGTAAAGGATTGGGAACTTGATTAAATTAATCTATCTTTATGTACAGGCTGTCGCCGCGAGGATTAAACGCCATTTCCGCAAGAATAACCTCTCATGGTTTTGTAGCGACTATCATTTCGGTCATGCTGCAATTATTGGCTATTGTGACAGACCTTTTAGAAATGTGAAGTCTATGGACCGCTTTCTTCTCTTCCAGTGGAATTGCTACATTGGACCAAAAGACACCGTTTATTTCCTTGGAGACTTCGCCCTTAATAGACAGGCGCTATCTACAATAGGCCCCAAGCTTAATGGTAGAAAGTTTCTCGTTTCCGGCAATCATGATAAGACTTTCCTAAAGAAAGAAAGCAAGAATAAGAATGCCGCAGGAGATATTAATAAAGCTGTTGCCGCTGGTTGGACCGTAACCCAGAAGATTGAACTTGGAGCAGTGCGTGATGGGGAAGAACTTCGTATTATCATGACACATCTTCCTCCAAAACACATAGAGCTTACCGCTTATGATCAGCGGTTTCTTAATGAGCGTATTGACCACGACCCCAAAGCACTCCATCTTCATGGACACCTTCACGGCAAGTACACAAAGAAGGGCAACGCAATTGACGTAGGATGGGATAGCTTTAGGCGTCCAGTAACACTTAAGGAGATTATGAATGTTTTCCAAGATGAAAGACAATATATTGCGTCTCCTATCGAGGCTTTCAATAACTGGCGGCGTGAGAATGAAAAAGACAAAAACGCAAGCTAAAGTTGTAGTTCTAGTAGGACTTCCTGCAAGTGGTAAAAGTTATTTCGCCAAAGAATTGTGGGATAACGGTTATTTTGTAGTTAATCAAGATAGTGTGGGCTCAAGAGAAGCTTGTATAACTAAAGCTAAAAACGCCCTTGAGAGGGGCTATAATATTGTTATTGACCGCTGTAATATAAACAAAAAGCAGAGATCTTTTTGGACTAAACTAGCTAAGCAATATAAAGCAGAGTTGGACTGCGTTGTGTTTGATCCCCATGTAGATATTTGTACCCAGAATGCTGTGTCCCGTAAAGGACATCCCAACTTCCCGACTGATCCGGATAAGATTGAGGAAATTATAAGAAAGTTCGAGAAAGAATATGAACCGCCCAGTAAAGAAGAAGGCTTTAAAAGTATTACGCATCATCACAGCTATCATGGCTACTCTAACACTTACTTTTATCGGGAGTAGCGCATTATTTTTATTAGGAACTTATGTCACGAAGTAATAAGAAAAATCCATACCTAACTCAAGGCGAAGGCGGCAAGTACCGCAAGACTGCGAAGCGCTATGCCAATAAAGCAATTCGCAATAAAGCCGCCACAGAAGAGGTCGGAAGTGGCGCTAAATTTAAGCGAGAGTTTTCGAGCTGGGACATCTGCGACTGGAAATTCAAGTCTAATGATCCCAAGGCTAAGCGTAAATGACGGTTGCTCGCAAAGCCTCACAACTCGTCCTCGTCGCGATGCTCCTCGCAATTACGGCCTGGGGAGACTTACCTGCGCTTCCCGAAGGGAACGCAACCTATTTGGCCAACACCAAGCTAGTTGTGGCCGAGCCTATTAGCCCTGACACCAAAGGAATAATGCTGCTGGCCTCCTTCCTGAAGTTCGTAGGGGGTCCAGCCGCACAAGCTGGCAATGCCGCTTTCCAAATGAGCGGCGGACAAGAAGCAGAAAGCCTAGCCAATAAGTATGTCAGTACTCAAGGAACCTCCCTGCTTAAGTCCACAGGAGCTGAAACTGAATTAGGAGTGGGGTATTTTCTCTACCATACCTACTCGACGCAGAACCTATCCGTCCCGCTACTGCGCGGCATCTCTTTAAGCGCCACACCAAATAGCTGCACCTTTAACCTACGATTGGAACTCAAATGACTATTGGCCAAATTAATAGACGCGGCAACAAGATTAGAAGACCAAATTGGGAAGTGGGACAGTATTTAGAGATTTTTAATGAGAGCGGCTATGTCGGGACTGATTTTGGTTTTAGTCCGGAGCACTATGGCCCCTCAGGACTTTTGACTAATAAAGAGGGCGGAAGACACCCTTGGTGGATTCCAGGAAGCCACTCTGCAACTGATTGGGAGATTATATGACAATATGGCAACAACTTAAGCAAGCCGGGCTTATCGATACGAATAAAATGGTTACACTTACGGGTCAGCCCGACGGCTCGGATAACGGCACACTATACACGGCCCAGTATCTCCTCTTGGCCGCAAAGGCCGGAGAAGGCATTAGTCAGGAGCACATCAATGCCCTATTCGCCATCCAACAATGCTTGAACGGCGGTAACCCAATTAGGCGTCCAGGGGACTTCACCCAGAACAGCCCAGACAACCTAATCTCCTGCTGCGCGGTTAGCACAACCTTTGCCACTACAGTTTATGATTATGGCTGGCCCCTATTCAACTACAACACCGAGAACCCCAAGTCCATTAATCTAAGCAGCTGGATGGGGCGTCAGCCGGGCCTTATAGGATATATGCAAATGCGAGCCAAAGCTTTTGTCAATCCCTTGAGGGTCTTGGCTCTCTTTATAGGAGTGTGGCTAACTAGCCGTGAACCACTAACCTCAACATCTGATAGGCTATTAGCTCAACTGATTGTGGACACGCTGCCTGTAACTTGGTATACAGAGCGGTTTATTAATTGGTGGGGGACAAAGACCAGGAGTCAGTATGCTCGTGGTATTAACGACTGTGTCTTAACCTATTTTGGACCGCAGCACACGTTCAGTCAGTTGGATTGGTACACTGGGAAGCCTTTGACGCCTTAGCCCGCTCGGCCATTTTAATCCGCATGGACTCTTTATAGCATTTAGGACAAAGCTTGCCCATCCAAAGGCCGCCAGTATCGGATCTAAATCTTCTCGTTAGGTTTTTCTCTATATAAGAGAAGACCTTAACTACAGACTCCTTGCACTGCTTACACGTTGCTTTACTTGATTCTTCACTCATAACTTGACTTCCTCATAAGAATCTGTTAAACTACTTCTATGACGGTTAAAGAACTAAGAGAACAATTAAGTCATTTCCCAGACTACATGGAGATTGTGCGGTTTAGCAGTGGCTCTTCAGAAGGACCCCCCGCCGCTTCTACTCTTAAGTGCGCGGCGGTTGACACCCACGAAGTCTATGATTATAGTAGCAAAGCTAGTAATCAGTACAAGCTTCTCAATGCTGTTGTATTTGAATGGGGCGAGTTCTTATGAGAAACAAAGCTTTAGAACGACTTAGGTCAATTGCGTATAACGCAGACCCCTTCACCCGCAATGCCCTTCTAGGCTGGCTAAATACCCACGTTGTAGAAATTGGCCAGCAATCTCACATTGATGCTATCGCGCTAGAGCATGGCGGCTTAGACTACTCCGAGTACTATAAGAAGGCTATGACCCATAATATTGCTAAGGAAGTGGTGCGAAGTGCCGCTTCGGTAACCGTGCGGCAGAGCCTTCCCTTTGGAAACTTTCAGAGTAAAGAACCTATTAGCTACAAAGAATATGAAGACACCGATCCAGAAGCCCTTCTGTTGCCTACAGAATATGGTCTAACCTACACAACCTATCTAGCTGTAATAACGAATAAACCAAAGGAAAACCTATGATTAAAACACTGCTTGTTGGAACTCTCTTAACGGCCCTAGAAGCCGTCGTAACCCTCCCCATCACCATCCCGCTTTATTATGCCTTCACAACGGCTAATAACGCCTACTACCTCCTAGCAATTCCAGGAACCTTGGCCTATATCTACTTTACCGGACTTGCCGCTATTAAAGAACTAGAGAAGCGCGGGCAGTGAATAAAATTGTAGAGCTGTCGTTTGGGTCACATTTGTATGGAACAAATACCCCCCAATCCGATACCGATATTAAGGGCATCTACATCCCAGAAGCCCGGGACATTCTGCTTGGCCGGTATGCCAAGACAGTCTCTTCAACTAGGCCTAAGCGAGAAGGAGAGCGGAACACCAAGGATGATGTAGATACAGAGTTCTTTAGCCTTGATCGCTATTTAGAACTCCTAATGGCTGGTCAGACGGTTGCCTTGGATATGCTCTTTGCTCCAGACTTTGCAAACGCCCACCCCATTACCCGCACTCTTTATGAGAATCGGCACAAGCTCCTAAATAAGAACGTGACCAGCTTCATTGGCTATACAAAGCAGCAAGCTAGTAAATATGGTATTAAGGGCTCACGCCTAGACGCCCTAAACAACGTAGAAACGTGGTTGGGTGCCCTACCTCCTAGGAGTCGCCTGGGAGATCATCTGAAGGGCATTGAGGAGCTTATAGCAGCTTGTACGCCACTAGTTAGCTTAGAGAAGACTCCGCTTGTGCGCGTTGTGCAAATTGTTAGCCCTATCGGACCTAATGAACGCGGGCTAATGCCTCATTTGGAAGTGTGCGGCAAGATGTATAGTTTTACCACCCATGTCCAGAATGTCTATGACCAAGTGCATAAGAAGGCTTTAGGCTATGGTGACCGAGCCCGTATGGCCTCTGTTGAGGGGGGCATTGATTGGAAGGCCCTAAGTCATGCTGTTCGTGTAGCAAGTGAAGCTATAGAGCTTCTTAAGACAGGCCACATTACCTTTCCCTGCCCCAACCGAGAATTACAGTTGGCTATTAAGACAGGTAAGGTTAAGTATGCTGAAGTTGCAGAGCTTATTGAACAAGGCCTAGTAGACCTTCTCGCTGCGCAAGAAGTTTCCTTCTTAAGAGAAGAGTCAGACAAGGAATGGGCAGATAACCTAGTTGTGAACACTTACAGCACCGTTGTTGCTTTTAATATAGGGGCAAGTTTATGAGAGCAGTGTGGAGACCGTCAGAGCAACTATTCTACGGTTTGGCTTGTATTGAGCTGGCAACCCCTCGCTGTCCCGCTACCGAATACGCTGTGCGAGGGAAGTACGGGGAGATATGGGAGCATGCGCCAGGCATCCTTAAGGCCTACCTATATCGGTCAGGGAGGGGCCAATTTCGCATCTTTCGGAGCATAGAAACGTTCAAAGCCGAAGAGCTGCCCCTCTGGGCTTCCCGGCTTAAGATTTACAAGACTAAGACTAAAATGGCTCGTTTTGCTAATTCCGGGGTTGATGAGCTTTTATGAGGGTCTAAATGACTCCAGGGGTCTGTGAGGTGAATTGCATTTCCCACCCAGGCCCAAGTCTCCCTACCCCCCATACCGACACACCTCAGCCCTGACACAGGCTATGGCACGGGCCTTGCAATAGCAAACGCTATGCCAG